AATTAAACTGTTCATATAATGCAGTCATCATTTGTTCATCAACATTTAAGCTTAATTGTGTTTCTACAGCATTTGGTTTTATATTGCTGCTAAATATCAAATTTGTGTTAACCCCACTTGAGGCTAACGCTGTTCTTAAAAAGCTATCGTACATTTCGTTATCTGATTCAAAACTAATTCCTTTTATGTTTTGGAGTGGGGCAGATGCAACTTTAACTGCATCAGAGATAGCACTTTTTAGTAAAGCCATAAATTTACCAAGCAATTCCGGACTAACAGCAATTGTATCTTTAACAGTTGCTTTAGAATCACGATTTAACATAGGTACTTCGCCCATAATCATTTTACTAGCGGCAGCCATTGATATATTTTTCTGCAAGTTTCGCATCAAACCTTGTAAAATTAAGTCATTAAACAAAGGTGTAAAATAAGGAAGTCGGGCTCCCAGTTCCGGTGAAAGTTTAAAACATACGCCAAAAGTTACTGGAATATCTACCCAGTATATCCAACTTGAACTTGCTCTAAGTTCTGGTGCAATCGAAGGCTTATATTTTTTATCTTTGTTACTTCCACCCCATAGCTGATTGTATTTTCTTTTGAAAAAAGAAGGATACATATTTATATCAACGCCCGGCTGTATAAACCAGTACATGTTAAATGAAAATAAAAATCCGCCTTCCCATCTTCCTGTTATTTTACAATATTCAGAAGGAAGTTCTTGGAGAATATATTTGTTTTCTGTTTCAACAAAACAACCAAAAAATGCGTCATTTCGTAACATTTCTCTTACAACAACACGAAGTTCTTTTTTATATTCAAACTTTTCTAAAAATTCCTCCACTGATTCTAAGTCTTTTTGATATCTAGGTGTTTTTAGGTCTTTTGTGTCGGCATCTGATGTATATGTTATATCAAAAGCAAGCATATTAGCTAGATATGCAATTAATCTTTTATATACCATCGACCTAGTTTCAAAATCTTGAGAAAATTCTTGAAGCTGTAATTCATTATACTGAGGACGCTTCATTGCATCATCGAGTGAATCCTGTGTAGCTTGCATTGGATTAAGAGAGATTTCTTTTAACTTTGCATTTATCAAATCTGGGGTCAAATATTGGTGACCATACATACCGCTCATTGAACGTGCAAATCTTACTACGTCCCAAACTGCGTCTTCTGTTATAAGTTCTTTTTCTTCAGACGGAATTATCATTTTATCTTTTGCCATCAACAAGCCTCCTATCCGCATATTGGCACAAAAAGCTTGTGCATAAGTAATTTTTTATATTTTTCATATTTTTTATTTATCCAATCATTGTTACACCCAAAAAGGCTGCTTCATCTTCATCTTTTGTGTATCTATCCTGTAAAAGGTCTAAATCCATCAAAGATACGTAGTAATTAAGATAACTTACCGAGGTGTAGCGGTCTTTTCTTGCTCCTTCTGGTTCTACTAGTTTTATTAGTCCGTTTAGCATAACCATTTCCAAAGCAATTGATTCGTTAACAAAAAGACTTGTTTGTATATGTGCTTGCAACAAATAAGCTCTAATGGTAGAATTATCTTGAATTAAGATATCTTTATTTTTAGATTTTATTAAGAATTCTTCTTCTAAACTATCGTCAACTAGAAATGTTACTAGTTTTTTCTTTAATCTTTCTCTGAATTTAACTGCAATTGCAGAGTTCAAAGCGGCGGTAGCCGATATAGGGAATATACAGCCCCTTGCATCTTGCCCTAGTGTTCTATCTTTCAGTTCCTCATAGACTTTATTATCCACATAAGGAGAAGGCATTACAGTAAGTGCTTCGTATTCAACCCCTCTTTGCTCGTCTTTTGTTACAGAAGATAAGGCATCAAACACAGAAATTCCAGCATTCGCAAGGTCAAGTACAAGTATGTCTCCTTGAAACTCTTCAAATATTTGCTTTATTCTTAAAGCTTGTAGAGCTGTATTTTTTCCATTATGTGATTCCATATAGCATATTTCTGTTAACCAGCCTTTTCTGCTGGGTAACAATCTTGCACAACTAATAATTGTATTATCATTAGTTGAGCCAGCTCTCATAGCAATATCAACGGAAACAATTCGCATTTCTTCCGGTAGTTTGATTATATCATAGTTATTTTTCTTGGTTATTATATAACCCTCATCTGTTATTGGACGCCAGCTTCTTTTTACAGTTCTGTTGAAAAGTGCCATTTTATAAAAAGATTTTGCGGAGTCACCTACAGCTATATTTTCGTACTCCATTGTAAAAGTAATTGGGTCAAGATTCTCTTTTTCTCGAATCATCTGTTTTTTTGTTTTTATACCATGTCTTAGCGAAATAGGATAATCGAGAAATATACATTTTGTATCTGGGTCTCCGGCAGCAATTAGCCTTAAAAATTTCTTAGCTTCAGGATACCATTCAGCACTTTTGTAGTGAGATGATGTAATTATAATCTCCAAGGGTTCTTCTCGAAGTTCCTCAAGCTGAGCATACTCTGCTTTTTTCATATATGGTGGTTGTCTGCTCACTAGAAAAGGACGAATTATAGCATCAATAATAGCGTTAGGAATTAGTCTTCGTTCTTCTAATACCGTTATATTGCTGCGATGCCCTCTTCCTGACTCTCCAGAAACTACTACTTGTATTTTCGAATTATTTTTAAATGCCATTTCCCATTTATTCATGTTTGTTGTTATGTTTTCTGTTTCTCTGGCAATGTTAGGATGGTCATCATGTAAGATTTTACATTTTTCAGAAATAATAAGTCCTGCTTGTGCTTTTGTAGATGACGCTAGAGCGATTGTTGTTCCGGGATATAATATGCATCTTGCTATAGAAAAAACCGCTACGAGCCAACTCTTAGCACTTGCACGGGACGCTATTCCTAGAAATTCTGTACAACGACAAATTAAATTTACCCAAAAACGCTGGTATGGATACAATTGCACACCCATATAATGCTCAATAAAAAAACTTGGATTTTTTCTATAGAATGTTGTCCAACTTTTTAATCTTTCGATTTTTTGTTTATTCATCAAGTCAGTTGTAAGCATTGATGAAGGTTCTCCAACCCTACTAAAAGACTGTAAGTTTGTTAAATGTGGAGAAATTTTTCTTTTTTTACTCATTCTTTTTCTCCATTTATTCTATTTCATCTTCCTCTGTTAATTTATAATTTTCAATTTCACTTTCGCTTAAAAGGTCTACGTCTTCGTTTTCTGTATCTTCGACATTAAAATCCCTGCTCCCTGTTATAAAATTTTTTAATGGACGAACGATATATTTTTGGAAATATTCTTCTACATTGCCAACATCTCGATACATATCCCCCCTCGGGTCATTTTTCAACCACTGAGCAGGTTCTTCCCTCTCGATATCTGCAATCCAAAGTCCAAAAGTTTGGTCACTCTCATCGCCTGCCGATTCTTTTGCAGCATTAGGTGAGATAGCTAAGTTTTTCATCAACTCTTGTAACTCTTTTACAAGCTTTTCGGTGATAGCTCCCGGTGTTGCTCTAGCTGTTTTAATATCGAGTAATGTATAACATACTCGTTTTAATAAAGTCTTTTCAGCATAAGTTACTGCCGAATGTGTATTTTTAAAGTTTTTATATTCGTTTTCTAAAAATTCAATATCTTCTCTTTCAGTATTTTCTCCCCAAAAGTCCATTACATCCTGCGGAATAGGTATTTCTGTAATATCAGTTTCACTGTCAACAAAAATAGTCCCGACATCTTCATATGTCATATCAATAAGACCACTTTTATCCATTGACTTCTGTGTGGCTAGGATTTTCATTTTATATATCCCGAACACAGCATTCACATTTTTTCCACTCTCCAAAAGAGTGTTAATGTGAGCAAGTGTTGCCGAAACAGCTTCGTTGGAGAATTTTATGTTAAAAGTAGTACACATTTTGTGAATTGCTTTTTCCATGCTTTTGGTTTCGTCGTAAAATCCATCATACAGGTTTTGCATACAATTTTTGCACACACTTTGTAATAAGTTAGTATCCACTAAACCAGAGTCTGTTGCTTCATAAAAGCTTTTCCCGAGGAAGTCTTTTGTACACTTCCTACAGTAATACAATTCTGTACTTGGTAACTTTTTTTCTGCCATTTATTATTCTCCATATTATAAAGTGTGTTTGCCTATCTATATTTGCCTCAAAAAGAATCGAACTTTTTCTACGTACCAACGAGGCTTTTTATTTTTTTTTAAGTTATTGCTCTGGTCACATCTCTTACAACGTTAAATGCACCAGCTTCAAGAGTTTCTACTTCATCGTCTGTTTTTATCATTTGTAAGTCATAAAAATAGTTGTTTGAATTATATTCAAATTCATCTGTAACAGATGCTTTTATATAAACAGCAGCAACTGTGCTTCCTGAATCAATTGTA